GGCGACAGGCGTGATCCGGTGATCCCGTGCGCCGGGGGCGGTGTCCGCCATCTAGGCCACCGCATCTGTAGCGTGACGTTAATTTTTTCAGTGAATAACACTGATTTTTTCAGCAAGCGTATTTCTGTTTAACGACACATTAACACCTCATTCAAATCGACGAACGCCCTTGCCGCAGCCAGTGGGACCACCCCGTTACCGGCTTCAGAGGTTCGGTCCAGCCCACCGGCCAGCCCATCAGCCAATCGGTGAAGTCCGGGTTCAAGGTCAGGCCGCGTTCGGAGTGTTTCTCGCCATTCAGCAAGACAACCCGGTTCGGGTGGGAAGAGCGGAAGCGCTTGCCCCTCCACCCGGCCGCCTCGAGCAGCTGCCGCAGGAGCGTCCAGGACACCACCTGGTTCTTGAGCCCCATCTGGCTGCCGGTCTGGTTCTGATCGTTCCGGAAGGCAATCCCCGACGGGCTCAGCTGGATGCAGGCGCGATTGCCCGACCCCTTGAACGTCGGCGTGGCCCAGAATGAACATCCTTTCGCGGGTATGCGTCCCGCCGACTTCCGCCGCTGATACGACGCGCGCTGCAACCCGGTAGCCCATTCCCTGAAGGTCTCGGGCGACGTCCTGGAAGCCGAGGGTGAGATGGCCGGGGACGTTCTCGAAGAACACGACGGGCGGGGCGACCTCGCTGACGATGCGCGCGACCTCCGGCCATAGGTGGCGGGGGTCGTTCTCGCCTTTGCGAAGACCTGACAGGGTGAATGGCTGGCATGGATAACCGGCAGAGACGATATGAACGCGACCGCGCCACGGTCGGCCGTCGAAGGATCGCAGATCGTCCCACACAGGAGCCGCAGCCAGGGACGCGTCTGCCATCCGCGCCACGAGAGCCGCCGCGGCGTGAGCGTTTCGCTCGACAAAGCAAACAGTTCGATATCGGGGCATCGCGAGATGCAATCCGAGATCCAGTCCTCCGACACCGGTGCAAAGGCTGATGCCGCGAATGTCGTCATGTCTTGTGGGGGGATGAACAGCCACATGAAACCTCAATTCCGTCGCGTTCCGGACGCTCTGGCAAAGGGCTCTGTGTGGGCCTCAGGGTGTTGATCGCCCGGCATCGCGGGCACTTGATCTCGATGCCGCCGCAGATCGCGCCGGGCTCCAGTTTCATTAGCAGTCTCGAACAATTCGCACAACGCAGTTCATCTTTTCTCAAGGGTTCCGGTCCAACACTGGCCACGCTCGATCGGGCAGAGGGCGGCCTTGAACCGTTCCGGGTCGGCGGGGGTTGCGTCAGAACCAGACCCCGTGTCGGTGGCGGTGCAACGCCACCGGCCCCTCACTATTCGGCGGGGCGCGTTGGTGCGGTCGTTGGTTGCAGGGGATAGCGGAACACCGACACCGCCAACCACATCACCAGGGCACGCCAGACGGGCGTTCCACCGGCCCGCAGGGCGTCGTGGAACTCGCCACCGGCGCGCATGCGGGTCCATCGATTGACGTGGAGCAGCTCGTCGTGGATCAGACCGGCGAGCCGGTACCGTGGGTCGTGTGGGTCGAACAACCAGCGCAGACCGCGCGGCACGGACACGTCGAACACCTGTCCCGCGTCGATCTTTAAACGGGTGTTTGAAAGGGGGTGTCCAAGGCCCCAGTCGATCTTTTCGGTGGTCCGGTACCGGATCCCGCCCGCGGGCAGAGACCATGTACCGGGGCGCGTGTAGTCCATCACTTTGCCCCCTTCGCGGCATTGGCTTCCATGCGGGTGGCCAGCGTCGAGATGGGCGTGCCGGCATCGATCTGGCGCAGCATGTTGCGCAGCCCGGTGGGCCGGGGCGCGCGGCCGAGGATCAGCGTGTAGAGCGCCGCTGCGGCCTCTTCCTGTTCGCTGCGCGCGTCATCGGCCGCAGCCGTCGCCACCGACCGCTGGCCCAACTCGAACGTCCGCTGAAAGCCGAGATGGCGGTAGATGTAGTCCCTGGACAACTGCCCAAGCACGCGGAAGTGACCCAAGGCGAGAATGCGCGCGATGTCGTGATCGGTCACCACGCCCGCCCCGAAATGCCCGTCACAGATGCGCCGCAGCGCCGCCACGCGGTCCGGCAGGGACGCGGCGATCTGGACGGCATCGTCCCCGGCCTGCTCGATCTCCTTGCGGTCCTCGTCGGTCAGCTCGTAGTCAGGGAACAGCGCGCGCATCTGCGCTTCGATGGGGTTTGTCATGTCCAATACTCGTCGCTTGTGAAGTTGAGGGGGATGCCGTCTGCGAAGGCGCCTGTGCCGTCTTTCATGTCCCAGGACACTTTCATCGTCGCCTCGTACCAGCGCATCGATTGCAGGCAGAGCGCGAGCATCTGGTCGGGCGTAAACAGGTGATTAACGTTGTTCCCATCCCTGAAAAGCACACTGGCTTCGGTCACGCCCTGCGCCTTGAAGCCTTGCGCGGCTGAAAACTTGGCCTGGATGATCTCGCGATAAGGTTGCCGCCCCGGAACAGGCACAGGTTCAGCCACGCCGGGCACCATGAACGCGGCCCCGAGGTCCACCCGTCTGTCGCGCTCCTGGTCGACGGCATCATGAAGTTCGGCGCGCGTCATGTCCCGCACCGTCCAGCGATGCCGTGAGACGCCGTCGAGGTGCACGGGCAAGGCACTGCGTTGCGCGACCTGACCCGCTGCAATCGCAGGGGGCGCGTCCGGCTGCACGATGTACCAGCCGTCTGCCGCCAGCGCGGCTTCGGTCAGCGGGTCGGGTAGTGGCCCGCCGTACACCTTGGACAGCGCGCGAGTGCCATCCACGACGCGGTTTGAGGCGGCATTGTGGTACTGGTCCATGAGGGTCCTCACGCGATCTTGGTCAGTGTCAGCGAGACGTGCACTTCGTCCTCGCCGAAGTTCGATCTGGAAATCCCGAGATCTTCGATGCCTTGACTCTCATCAACCTCGTACCAAAGGCGACAGGGCATCTCTGACGCGAGCGTGAACACGCCGTCGATTGGGCAGTGAAGCCCTGCGTTGAACCTCGAATGCGCCAGCCCGCTTTCAACCAGTGTCGCGTTCGTTATTGTCTCGAAAAACACCCGGCTATCTGCGGTTCTGTAGAACGCGGCCCAGCCGCTCAAAAGGTATGTGCCAGCGGGCAGGGTCACGTAGTTCGACGCCAGCGACAGCCCTGTGATGTTGCTGTATTGGACATGGTTGAGCGTCCGCTGCGCGCTTGGCGGATCGGCCCAGCCGCCATCCACGCCGGAGTTTTCGCGGTGCTGGATGACGGCATAGGTCGCGCCACCGCCGCCAGACCCGACAGCGTCGTTGTGCTTGTGAGCGACCGACCCGGTGCTGTCCGACAGGTAGAGGTCGAACCCGGCCCCGACCCGCACGGCGTAGAACGTGTTCGGCTCCAGCGTGCCGGGCAGGGTGGCGACAACCTTGTGGACTGCGAAGGTGGCCATGGGTTACCAGCCCGCGCTCGACAGGCGGGGCGCGATGTTGCTGCCGCGGTAGGTCAGGTTCTGGTCGCCATCCTCTCCGATCAGGTCAAGCTGTGTCTTGTTGGCGTGCGTGTGCCGCTTCGAGACGGCGTCATCGATATCGGCCACCGCGCTGCTGGGGCGGCCGACGATGCTGGACCAGGCAAGGGTCAGGTCCATGCTCTCGGCCTCGGAAATCTTGATCCAGCTCGTGTTGGACGCGCGGTAGATGTAGGTCGCAGCGCCCGAGGTCACGTTCGGATCGGCGCTCGCATCCAGCACCACGGCTGTCACGCCGTTGTTCGGGGCCAGCGCATCACGGGCGGCAATGTCATCGACGATCACCGTGCTGTTGGCCCCGGCGACGCTTGTGTCGATCAGGGTCTGGATATCGGCAATCGTCGGGATGCGCCGCTGGGCCGACCCGGCGCTGTCGGTGACATAGATTTCGAGGAAGCCGGGGTTCGCCGCCGGGGCGATCAGGTAGATGGCGTTTGCCACCAGACTGCCCGGAAGGGCGGTTTCTTTGAAAAGCGAATAGGTCGCCATTGTCAGGGTCTCCTTACCACTGGACGGATTTGAGTTGCGGCGGGCCGACATAGAGCCCGCCCGCTTGATCGATGGTCAGTTGATTGTCGGGCGCGGCGCTGATCGATGCAGCACCTCCGGACGGCCCGATGACCGCCGCCAGGGCCGTCGCCTGCTCTGCGGTGACGGGCGGCTTGAAGCCTTGCCCACGCCAGCGCAGGCCGATCTTTCGTGACAGGTGCCAGCGCAGGATCACGGTCATGTCGGCCTTGTCACATGCTGGTGCAGATCGATGGTGATCGGGGCGGCGCGCTCGACCTCGCCATTGCCCAGGACAATGCGCGCGTCGGTCACGTAAAAGGCCGGGGCCAGGCCATCCGTGTCGGCCGCGCCGCCGACGATGTGCCAGCCCGCCGGATCGCCCCCGGACGCTGCCTGCCACGTGACCGTCAGGGACGCGACAACGGGGGCTGCATCGCCCGGCAGCGCGGCCTGCGGGTTGTTGCCCGGCAGCAATTTGAGGTCTGCCGTCACGGTCTCGGTGCCGTCGATCTGCGTGTCGGGGTCCTGGTAGACCTCAAGGAAAAGACGCAGGGTCGCGCCGCGGAATGATGTATGGATGGGTCGGTTCATGCCGTTACCTCCACTGCCCAACAAGCAGGTGTGTTTGTGTAGATGTCGTGGTTACGCTGACGGTGGCGGTTGCTCCGGTGGCAAAGCCGTGAGCACCGATGGCCGGAGCATTTGGATGACCTTGTCCGTCGAAGTCTTCGGTGGCACCGGACCACGTCACGGCACCATCGGTGCTCTTGTATTTTGGAATGTGATGTTGGCGACATCCGAACTCGTCAGCTCTGTCCACTGACCTTACGGCAAAGAAATCGTTTCGTGTCTGGGCATGTTAGTCCCTCCTTACTGTAGAAAAAACCGCAAGCGCGGCATGGAAGTCTGTCAGCGCCGCGTCGATCCCTGCGCGCGTCGGTGCGGCTTTGATGGCGAAGACAGCGCTGTCACGGATGGTTTCGGTCTGGTTGAGAACCGGTGTCCAGTCATCGTTCGTGTCGAGCCAGAGCTGCGCCAGATCAGCCGCCGACATGCCCCGCACGACGGTCAACGCCTTAAGCAGAGGAAAGGCGTCGAGCGATGCCGGCGGCGGTGTCAGGGCCAAATAGGCTTTAGCCTCGGAGCGCTTGTTGCGATAAGCTTCCGACTGGAATGCTGTATCCGTTGCGATGGCGCAGCGGGCTGCGCCGATTGCATCATTGACGCGGCTGATTGCTTCAGCCTTATGCCATTCCAAGTTGGGGGTGATTGTTGGCATTACGATACCTCGATATCCGCCTTCAGGCGCTGAAATGGAAAAGGTGACTCTGCGGTAATCCGATAGGTCTGCGGACCTATCAGGGTGAGTGTCTCGGACAGATCTGATATTTCGTGAATTTGACCACTTTCGTCATGCACGCGCAGAACCGTGCCTGCTGGAAGCTGTGTCAGATCATAAGAAGCGGACGGGGCCGGCAGGGTTGGGCGCAAGGCCCAGCTCTGCGTCGCGTAATCAAACATATGCGTGTCGCTTCGAACATGTTCAGGTACGTCCATGAACATATCGAAATCCACGTCTTCGAGATCAGGAAGAAGAACCGCTCGTGAGGCGCTGGAGCCTCCAGACTTGACGATCTTGCCATCTGATTTTCGCACAAGCGCCCATCGGATCATTTCTTCACCCTCATTGGTGTGATTGTGATGTCTCTGAGAATTTCGCCAAAAGCAGCGCCCAGTGGATTGAAGAAATCCAAGGCAATCCTCTTACCGCCCGTTCCGGGAGTGGGAAGGAAGACGGAAGCTGAGTGCCAGGTGTCATAATCGGACCATTGAGGCGAATATGGCTCCTGGTGAATTGTATACGGCGGATCATCAAATCTGAGACGCCATCTGGCCGCATCGACACCCGTCTGCGTCCCCATTTGATCAAGCTGAAAAGATACGTTGATCATCAATGGATTACCTTGCGGATTAACCCAAGGATTCACACTAAGCGCCGTTCTCCATCCATTTGTAGATGTGTTGCGCCAGTAGCTGTCGAATTCGTATTCGATCTCGGTGACCGAGCTATTTTGCAGCTGATCCGTATCGATCCCACCATCCTTGACGATCAGTCGCCCGCTGCCATCGCTGTCGATGGTAATACCGTCGATACGCAAGACGCTCGCAGTGATGGTATCAGTGACAAGAAGATTGCCGTCGATGACCTCATTTTGCTCGACCCAGCTATGAGACGTGCTGCTGGACACGGAGGTACAAATCCAGACACTCTGGCCTGTCGGGTTTGATAGAGAACCCGTATAGAACCATGCCTGATCACCAACCACAGGCGTTGATGGGTGACTACCTCCACCAAAGCGCCAACCCTGCTGAGCGTTGTAGGAACTGTTGGGCAGTGGGCTGCGGGAGATATGCCAGCGACCCGGGCCGCGATCGCCGGGCGCACCAGGGTCGCCGTCCTCCCCGTTCTGGGCGATCACCCGCGGGTATGACCATGACAGGGAGAAATCCGTCCCTGTCGTTCCCTGCACACTTGCGAGGGCCGTCGATGCGTAGATAGGTGAAGACCCCGACGGGATGGTACTTGACCAACCAGAAGGCGCGCTGATCGCCTGGGTGCCGAAGTTATACGACCCACCCGACGGCGTGCTCAACTGCACAGTTGACCGACGATAAACTGTGATCTGGAAGGTGGATCGACCGTCAGTTCCGTCTTCCGCAAACTTCGTCGGTGTCGACCAGCTCCCTGCGCTATCGGTCCCTGTATCCCCGATCACCGAGAACAGTTCGCGACACACCCAGACCGGATCTGTGCCATTTGGCACATCGATCGACCAACCGGAGGGCGGTGTCAAAGTGTTGGTGCCAAAGTTGAAGGAGCCGCCCGATGGTGTTGCCGGCTGCGAAGCTGCCCGACGATAGATGGCCGCCTGATAGGTCGATCTCCCCGCCGAGCCGTCGACCGCAAAGACTTCCGGGTCAGACCAGGTCAGGTTGCTGTCCGTTCCCGTTTGCCCGACAATCGAGGCAGATGCGAGCGAGGTGTAGAGCGGGTCGGCGCCTGCCGGTGGTGACACCGACCAGTTTGTCGGTGGCGTCAGCGTATTAACACCAAACTCGTAAGAGCCGCCTATCGGAGTTGCGGGCGGTGTTGATGCGCGACGAAAGATCATCAGCTGCGCGATGCTCTGCCCGTTGTCGCCGTCGATCCCTGGCACACCGCGACGTGCTTTCGTCAGAGTGAACCGCTTGGTGATTGACGAATACCCCGTGCTGCCCGCCGTGATGTCCACGTAGCCCGCATCTACGTTGAGGTCGGTGATAGTGATCCGATTGCCGCTGAGCGAGGAGCTGACACCTGGGCCATTGACCCGACTGATTGACCAGTTTGACGTATCGAGCTGCGTTCCGACATAGACCTGCACATCAGTGAAGGCCCCGGCAAGGTCTTCGCCAGACCCATCGGGGGCGGCCGGCACTGTGTGGGCTTCGTTGGTGAGGATCATCGCCACGGATTGCTCACCCGGCGTCAGGCCGATCACTGTAATCCGGTCACTAGCCACAATGTCAGCTGTAGGTCCGCCGTCGCGCAACTCAACCCGCACCACATCGGGCATGGCGCTGGCGCTGGCTTTGGGTGTGTAGGCAAAACTGCTCGCGATGCTGGGCGCCCCTTGGCTCACATCATCCACAAACCACTCAAAATAAGGCGTCTCGATAGCTCCGCGTACGGATGTGGTAAAGATGGTGGTTGCTGGCGACGGATTGGCGCCGGCTGCGTCATAGGTGAAAACCTGCGCTCCGGTGGCGAGCTGGACAAGGCGCACTTGGTCAGAGACGGCAGGAGCGGTCCGGCTGATCCATAAAGTCCAGTCTGTGTCGCGCACACGGCTTAGTGCACGGCCACGCACGTCATAACCGGCCGCTGGAATAAACTGACCTGGCAGAACCAGCTCACCGCGGCTGACATCGGCGATATCACCGTTCAGAACGAGCTCTTCGTTGCCCGTGAGGCGCAATTCGTAGGCAAGTCCTGACACCGTGTTTTCGATGTCACCTGCGTTCCAAATCAGCTTGAAGGCGATGCGCCGGTTGCCGTTACCGTCATCGACGGTGACCGGGACAAAATCAAAACCGGGCAGACCTGCATCGAGGCGTGCCGGAGTGGTGCTGGCTGGGGGCAAGGAGGGCAGCTCCAGCCCAACCAGCGGGGTAAAGTCGTTCGGGTCGCGTTCCCGCACCGACACCGTGCTGTTGAACGTCCGCAGGTCGTAGGACATCTCGGCGATCTCGAACAGCTTGGCGTCGTAGCCGTTGAACGCGCTGGTCCAGGCCAGCGTGTTGAGCGGTCGCAGGATCGTGTATTCGGGCGGCAGGGGCAGGTTGTGCGCCAGAAAGCGGCGATTGTCTTCGGCCAGCGCGTTCGCCAGCTGCTTGCCCTGCTCGGGATAGGGGCAGGCCGACAGCTGCAGGTCGAAGATCCGCTCGGACCCGTCTTCCGCCGCCCAGTCTTCGTTGCGCAGCGTGAAATCCGGGTTCGCGTTCCACAGCAGTTCGGGGTCGGGAAAGGTCAGCGTGACCCCGTTAAACGTCCCTTCAAGGCCGGGAAACGGCTTGCGCTCGGACGGCTCGGACACCAGCACATCGTCGTCGGTGATCGCCACGGTCGCGGTCTCGGGCGCGTCCACCTGGATGTACCAGAACCCGCCCACATCGACCATCTGCCCGCCACAGGCCGCCAGCAGCTTGTCGATCACGTCCTTGGGCAGGTCGGTCCACTTGACCTCGAGGCCGCCGCGATATTTCGGGCGCCCTTCGAAGGTGGCGTCGCAGTCGTTCATCGCCGCGACCCAGTTGGCGATCGGCAGGTCCTCGGCATCGACATTGCCGCCCCAGATGCCGCCACCCGGTGCCGCGATCCCGCGCATGATGTTGTAGATCAGAACGACAAGGTTCTCGGACGGCTCCCACGTTGCGGGATCGGCCCAGCGATGCGCGCCAGTGCCGCCGACAGTGCTGTCCTTGCGCGGGTCGTAAACCGGGATGCCCATACACTCGAAGCGCAGCTCCGGAACGCCACGCGGGAACCGCTTGCGGTCGAAATAGTAGCTCAGAACGGCATAGGGCTTGCCGCGCAGCACGTGGGCGGCGGTCCAGGCGCGGTCACCGGTGCCGCAGCGCGCGACCAGCATCGGGTCGGCGGCGGTCTGGGTACCGTCATAGACCTTGATGAAGGCGCGATGGCTGTCGCTGTCCTTGTTCTTGGCCACGATGATGTTGCCGAACACGTCATCGCCTTCGGAATAGACATCGCCCAGCTCGGTGTATTCGCCATCGATGATCAGCCGCTGCAGCGTCTGCCCGGGCAGGCCGCCCAGCTCGATCACCTCGTGATACCACTTGTTGTTGTCGCCTGACGATCCGTGCCAGACCCAGTGGCCCATGGTCGGGGCCCGGCCAAGGATGAAGCCATCGGGTTCAGACGCGCCGCGCCCCTTGAACTGGTTCTGCAGGCCCGGCCGCTCGGGCGTTTTGCGCAGTTTCTGCGCGATCAGGCTCAGCCCCTTGCTGAGCGCGATCTGGGCCACGAACGCGCCGATCTTCGTCGCCAGGAACGCCTTGCCGGCGGCGATGATGCCCGTGACCGGATCGGCATGGGCCGGGGCCGACAGGATCAGCAGGCTGGTCAGGCTGAGGATCAGAAGGCGCATCATGGGCGGAACACCCCCCAAACGCGATCAAGCCGCACGACATCGAGGCCCGATTGCGCGTGCAGCACGTGGACATGTCCGCCGACACCGACGATGCCAAAGGCCAGCGATCCGTCCCTGATCAGCGCCACATCGCCCGGCTGCGCCGCCATCCAGCCTTGCTCTGGTCCCAGCTCGCGGCGGGCCAGATCGCGCAGCGACCGCAGCCCCTCGGCCCTGAGCAGGGCGCGGCCCTCGGCAAAGGACGTGTACCGGCCCACCCAGCGCGCGGTGTGGTCCGTGCCCTTGACGGTATCGACCCAGCCCGCCACGAACAGCGCGCAGTCGAACTGGCCCGGATCGATCGACCGGCGCGCCGCGATGGCAAGGTAACGCGTCAGGGCGGGGATCCGGTCCATCAGTCCTCCCCCCATTCGACCGGCCATTCCCCGGCAATGCCCACGAATTCGCGGCCCAGATCGCCCGGATAGGCGGATTGCTGCGCCTCGTCGCTCTTGTAGATCGGCAGCCCCTGGTGCAGCAGCCGCGCCGAGGACGCGATCTTGAGCGCGAACTTGGACCCGCTGCTGCCCTTCGCCCCGAAGGTGCTGGGCGCTTCCTGCAGCGTGCCCTTGATCCGGCGGATCGGATCGGACAGCGGCGCGCCGGTGTCGATATCGATGGCAACGCTGTGCACCTGAACCGGGGCCAGGCGCGGGTCGTACTGCTCCAGCGCGATGCGCAGTTCGTCGCTAAAGCGGGGCAGCGTGATCGTGTGATAGATCACGTCCAGCCCCGTCTTGGAGCGCACGGGCGGCACCCCGACCACGTTGCCCGCCCCGAAATACGTCCGCGCTTCGCCGTTGATCGTGAACTGGCGGTGATCGTCGCCCGTCCAGAACCCGAGCCATTCGCGGTTGCCGGTGGCCCGGTCGCGCGCGCCGATCCAGATCAGCACCTCGCCCTGAACGCCGCGCCGCTCCTGGAACTGGGTGATGACATTTGTGGGAAACTCGGTCACAGCGTCACCTCAGCGTCTGTCGCCAGGCAAAGCTGCCGCCGTCCGACACAATCGACCGGCCCCGGCCATAGCTGGCCTGCGGAATGACCGCCTTGCACACGGGCCGGATCAGGCTCACGGGGGTGCCGACGGTCACGCCCTCGCGGATATACGGCGTCACCTCGAACTTGGCCGACAGCCCGCCGCCATCCGCAGGCCCGCCGACCACGATCCTGTGCAGCGCGTAACGCACCGGGTTGGAGGCATAGGCCCAGCCGATGTAATCGCCCTTGGACAGCACGTATCCGGCGGGCAGGCCGTTGATGCGCATCTCGCGGTTGTTGTTGTCCAGCACGGCGATCTGCGGCGTGGCCGCGCCCAGGATCGATCCGTCCGGATCGGCGGTCGGGTATTCCTTGCGCGCGTCATAGATCAGGAACGACGCGCCGGGTTCCTCCAGCGCCGCCAGGTCGGCGTCGATCGCCGCGATCAGATCGTGCACGTCGCGGTCCAGCGTGATCTGCCCGCCCCACAGCCGCTTGCCCGCGCCGGCCGCGATCACTTCGCCGCCCCCGGTTTCGGAAAACGTTCGGTGATCGCCCAGCGTGCAGCTGATGCCGGCCAGCGGCAGGGTGTCAAAGAATGCGGATGTCGAAAGCGGGTAGGTGCGGGCCATCAGCCAATCCTCCCCGGATCGGCCGAGATCGTCGCGATGTCACCGGGCAGCACATCGGCGCGGAAGGTCTCGAACGCCTCGACCGTGATGCCCTGCGACACTTCAGACACGCGCGCCTCGAGCAGGGCGTCGTTGATCCGCAGATCGACCACCAGCCGGCCACCGCCGCCCGCGCCACCCGACACGGCCGCCGGCACGGCCACCGGAAACGGCATGCCGCCATCCGCAAAGCCGCGGCTGCTGACCTGCCCACCGCCGTTGATGTATTCCAGCAGCGCGCGGTTCTGCGCGGTGGCGACGGCGTTGACCGCGAATTCGCCCGCGCTCATGGGGGTGAGAACCTTGTCATCCCGTGGCCCGCCGGGGCCGTAGATCATCCCGCCCCCCGCCTTGCCCGGTCCCACGGTCGGAAACAGGGCAGCGGCCGCAGCCGTCAGGAACCCGCCGCCATCCGCCGTGCCGAACAGCCCCGCCAGCGGCCCGGTGCCCAGCAGGGCCGCCTGCAGCGCCGCATCGGCCAGCGCGTCGGCCAGGTTGGCGACCGCGTCCGCACCGTCCTCGCTGCGCAGGATAACGCCTTCCAGCGCGTCGTAGGCTGCGTCCTTGAACGCCTCGGCCCGCTCTGTCGCGGCCTCGATCTCGGCCTCTTCGGCGATCCGTGCGGCGATCAGCTGCTCGACAGACTGCTTTTCGGTGTCGGTCGCCGCCGCCAGCGTTTCCCGGTTGCGGATCATTTCCTTTTGGACGGGATCGGTCTCGCGCACGACGTCCAGCTGCTCCTGCAGCGTGGAGATCAGGTCCTGCACCGCCTCGCGCTCGCGGTCGACCCCGCTGACACCGCCGCCACGACGGCCGCCGCCGCTCACTGCGGGAGGTGTCGTCAATCGGATGAAGTTTTGGACGGCATTTCGCTGTCCTGCGCGATCATCTGCCGTTGGAATGACGTTCTGCGACATCGCGGCATCTTCGTCGGCAAGGTCTGCGCTCAGACCGATCCTTGACGCCATCAGCAGATTGTCCATCAGCCGATTGGCCTCATTCGCCGCCAGCGTGATGTTCCCGGCCATATCGACGCTGGCAACGCCCTTCGCTGCGTCCCAGGCTTGTAGCAACTGCACAACGAGGTCCGCTGCGATGCCCTCCGAGAGCTTGGTTTGGAGGAAAGCGTCGCGTTCTGCCTGCACACGCGCGACCGTTACGCGTCGACTGTCTTCGCCATAGCGGTTGATTAACTGCGTGATCTCGGCCTTCGCCCTCAGGTCGGCCAGTTCCTCTCGAGCGCTCTCTTCCGCATCGCGAACTGCGGCCAGCCTTTCTGCTTCGGCAGACAAACCTCGCAATTGTGCGAGTTGGGCTTCAAGGGTCTCTAGGTTCTCTTTTTCAGCTGCCAACTTCTGGTCGGCAAAAATCACCCCTTCGACATCGGCTGCGTTTACTTCCGCCTGCAGGTCGCGAACCTTTTCGCGTGACGCAGCAATTGCATCCAGCAACGTCAATTCTTCGCTACTGACACCCAGTTCGAGTGTGCGGACCTCGGTCTGAAGGCTTTTGATCCGGTTTTCAGCGGCCTCAATTTTCTCTGCAAAGTCCTCGACGTCCTCTCCGGCCCGGACCGCGCTGATGCCCCACTGGACCAGCGCCGCGCCGCCGGCGATCAGGCCGATGGTCATCAGGCTGGCGGGGTTGATGATGCTGGTGATCGAGCTGCGCAACAGCGCCATGCGCTGCGCGACGCCGGCGTTGCCGAAGACCTGGTTGATCTGCGTGCCCTGCTGAACGGCCAGCATCAGCGGGCTTTGACCGGCCGCCAGCATCACACCGATGTCGTTCAGCTGCGCGCCCATGTTGGCGACGGACCCGGCGGCAAAGTTGGTTTTCTTGCCGAAATCGTCCGATGCGCCCGCCGCGCCCTTGCCCGCGAAGGTGAACTTGTCGGCACCGCCCGCGGCTTTCTGGAGCGCGTCATCGACGCCCTTGATCTCGACCTGGGCTTTCTTGCCGTCGATCTCGATCTCGCCGTAGATCTTGAAAGGCGCGGTCATGACTGCTTCCTCATCGTCTCTTCAACGGCACCGGCCTCGATGCACTGGATCTCGCACCAGAGCGCCTCGGTCACCTCGAAGCCGGCCAGTTCCAGCCCGTCGCGCACCCCGGCGTAGTCCAGCCCGCAGGGGCCACCGAACGCCCCCGGCCTGCGAAAGAGCCGCAGGATGCGGTTGAACGCCTGCACCGCTGTCAGGTTCTGCGGCCAGACCCCGGATGCGCCGTCACGCGGGGCATAGGGGATGCCGAGCCTTGCGGCGTCCGAGGCGGCGTTGTCTTCCGGGGCGGCGTTCCGGGCCAGTGTGCCTTTGACCATCGCAGCACCGGCCCATTTCAGTTTCCCACGCGGCCCCGCACGATGCCCGCCGCGTAGCCCACGATCAGCGGCTGGCGCGCGTAGGGCAGCGCGATCACCGTGTCGATCTTTTCGTCGGTGTCGGTGATTTCCTTGCCGTCCGGCCCCTGCACATCGCTCAGATCGGCGATGGCGGCCCGAAGGAAGTCGCGCTCGCCCTGGGTGGTGTTGAAATTGAACTCGGCCGTCACGTCATCGGTCAGCGCGGTGTACGTGACCTCCAGCTCCTGGTTGACGAACGCGCCGTTGCTGGGCGTGGGGATGGTGACTTTGTGCTTGAAGGTCGGGTTGGGATCGATCTTGAACATCTGGAGCGCTCCGGAACATCAGGTGAGGGTCAAAAGGACCTGGTCGTTGCCGCTGACCTCGGTCGGGATGCCGCGCAGGTTCCAGTCGGTGATGCCCTGCGATCCGCTGGGCGCGTCCGGGCGCTGCATCTGCATCGCATCGACGTTGACGGTGCAAATCCGGCCCGCCGTTGTGCCGTGCACGATCTGCACATCGACCATTGCGGCCTTCTCGGCCTTGTCGAACGGGTTGAACACCGACAGCGCCTGCGCCTCGACCTGCATCTCGACCGTGCCCTGGCGCGACGCGATCATGATCAGTTGGCTGTTGACGCGGAACCGGCCCTCGACCGAATTGCCGATATCGACGGCGAAGGTGTTCATCACAAAGTCCGTGCCATCGAGCGTGAAGGTCGGGGTGGTCGCGTCGCTGACGGCCTGCGGGGCCAGGTAGGCGGTGTAGACCGGGTTCGGCGCCGTGGCCGAGGCCGGCAACGTCCACAGACCCTTGAACGAGAATTCCAGCATCGGGATGCCCGAGGCATTGGCGACGATCCGCACATTGCCGCGCGCGCCCACCAGGACGAACCGTTCGTCGTCGATGAACATGTGCAGCGTGATGCTGTCATGCGTCGTGTTGCGCCGCACCGGGTTGTACGTCACCGAGGTGTTGGCCACGATGGTTTCGGCAAAGCCGCAGGCGCGCATCAGCGGCCCCCAGGCGGGTGCAGTGCCTGCCGTGCCCGAGCCCTGCAGTTCGACCTTGAACGCCAGCTCCATGTGCAGATCGACCGGGATCGTGGTGTTCCCGACCATGATGTCGCGCTCGCGGTTGCGGCTCAGGTCCTGACCCTGCATCGGCGTCAGGCGGACATCGATGGCTTCGATGGCATTGCTGCCGGTGGGGGAGGCGTCCACGCCGTAGCTGCTTTCCAGCGCCGCCACGATGAACTTGTCGGTCCAGCTGAGTGTCATTTGCCGGTCTCCTGCGCGGGTTTAACGGGCGGTTTAACGGGGGTTTTCGGCCCCGGCTTGCGGGGTTCGGTCGGCTTTTGGGTCTGGGTCAGCTCACCGCCCTTCAGCGTGAACTGGCCGCCCGTGCCGGGCAGCGGGATGCGCTTGCGCTTGGTCATTGGTGAAACCTCAGCTGGTCCATGATTGTGAAATCGATCTGCAGGATCAGCAGACCGTTGTTGACGCCGCCGACCGATGCGCCGGTCATCTCGAAGACGCCGGTCTGCGCACCGGGCCGCCAGCCGCACAGCGCGGTCAGCACCTGCTCGACCGTGCCCTCCAGATCGTCGACGGCTTTTGCGCCGGTCGGATCGGTGGTGCGGATGACCACGGCCACCTTGATGCCGCGCCGCACGCCGTGGATGTAAGAGCCGCGCGCCAGCTTCGGAGTGCCGTCCTGGGCGATGCCGCCGTACAGCACGTAGGCAAAGACCGGCGCATCGGGCAGCGACCGGGACGCGATCACCGCCAGGTAATCGGTGCCGCCGCGCACCCGGCCACTGAACGCCGGCACGCGGGCCTTGAGGCGGGCGATGACGGGCTCAACGATCATCAGATGAAGCCCTTCAGGTTGGTCTCGGTGAAGGGGCGTTCACGATCCGTGGTGCGCGCCCCGCCGGATCCGGACGTGTCGGGCTCCACCCCCGCGATCGGCAGCTTGAACGTCCCGGCCGAGATTTCCCGCAGGCGGCGCTGCGCGGTCTCGTAGTCCATCTTGATCTTCTCGGACGGCGCATGCACGTGCAGCTGGAAGATCGCCAGCGCGCAGGTGATCGCGACCAGGGCAGGCGGGATCTCCGTGAGTGGCAGCTTGTAAAGCCGCAGGTACCCGTCCACCTCGACCGTCGCGTCGGTCAGCGCGCGCGCGATCGTGTCGCTGTCAGTCACGCCGGTCGACACGTCCCCCCGGTCCGTCAGGTCCACAAGAAGCCGCTCGCCGTAGCGATCGATCAGGTCTTCTTCCGTGGCGTAGGTGGTCATGGGGTCCGTCCTTTGTATGGCCCCCGGCGGCCACACCGTTCAGCACGGCCACCGGGGGTGTCCCTCGCTCCACAGGGACATAGCGGAGCAGCCCGCTATTCGGTGTTGGTGATCGACAGCTTGGGTTCTGCCTTGATCGCCTTGATCTGGGCCGGGCTCAGATCGCCCGGCTCAAAGGTCTGCGGCTCCGCGCCAAAGCGGATGCCTGCCCGCCAAAACCCCGCTTTGGGGCCGATAACGGTGATCGAGCCTGCGGCGGCTTTCGCCTTGCCCTTGGGCTTGGCTGCGGCCTTCGCCTTGTCGTCCGTCTTGGCGGGTGCGGGGGCCGTTTTGGCCTCCGCGTCCTTGGCTGCGTTTGCAGCGGCTGTGTCAGGGGTCTTGTCGGTCATCGCTCAGCCCCTCACGCCAGCCACGGAACGACAAGCAGCTCTGTCTTGCCCTTCTGGGTGTTGGTGGCCCCGGCCGCGTTGCGATCGGCCTTGAGGATTTCCTCGGCCTCGTCCTCCAGCGACGGCGGGACGATCAACAGATCGGGCTTGATGCCCAGCGGACGGCCGTAGTCCCCCTTGAGGCTCATCATCGCCTGGCGGGCCGAGGCAAAGTTCGCGGCGTTCAGCGTCTGTCTGGACGCGTAGGCCATCTGCCAGAACCCGAAGCCCACGTTGCAGCGGCTCTCGGTGCCGTAGACGTATTCCTTGCGCGAGAACACGTTGTCGTCGGTGACCTTGTCCTTGGCGACGAACATCGGCGTCTTGCGCTCCTGGAAGATCAGGGGCTTCAGCGACCGCTTGGTGTTCAGCAGGTACCACGGCGTGCCGGAGCCGCCCTGGAAGTTCGACACTGTGGCCGGGTTTCCGTCCTTGTCCAGCACCGGGTGGTCGGTGTCGAAGAAGTACTGGCCGTCGTAGCACTCGGTGGCAAAGCCCGCCGCCAGCAGCTCCCAGACCAGCTGGTCGGGATGTGCAGCCACGCTCTCGCCCATTTCGACGAACATCGGATCGTAGACGCCGATATTGTCGTCCTCGATGTCGTCGCGATCGACGCCGATGGTCAGTTCGAACGGTTTGTTCTTGATGCTGTAGTCATGCTCGGCGATGCCATGCACGACACGGGCTCCGATCCATTCGCGCATGTTGGGCATCTTGCCCAGCCAGCCGTAGCGGTTTTCCTTGGTCGAGGACGGAACGGTTGTCGCGATGCGGCCGTACTGGCTTTCCGCCTGTTCGAGGCCGCGCTTAAACGAGGCGTTGAAGGCAACGCGCAGCGCTTCGAGGTTTGCAGAGTTGATGATCATTTCGGGATCTCCGGTTAAGCGGTTGCGGCGCGGGTCAGGGCCACGTCGAAGGTGACCCAGACGCCGTGGGCATCGACGTGATCGACAATGCCGGCCGGGCTGCGCGAGGCGGTGCCATCGGTCTTCGCGACGGTCTGATCATCGACGGCGTAGCAGGGCTTGCCCCGGTCGGCGTCGGTGATCTCGTCGGCCCCGGCCGAGTTGTTGACGCGATACGTGCCCGGCTTGTAATCGCCGGTGATGTCGCCGTTCGAGCCGCCCGCGTTGTTCGCCAGGCTTTCGGAGCGGCCCACGCCGATCAGACCGGTGGCAGTCTGGCCTTCGACCAGGAAGCCGGCGGCGTTGATCATGACGATCGCGCCGGGAAACAGGGTTGTGCCCGCTGCGACGCCGGCTGAGCGGACATCGCCCAGCGCTTCGGGGGTGTTGCGGCCTTCGGTCAAAGCAGCCATCAGAGTGCCTCCTCGCGTTCACCAAGCTCGGTCAGGGACTTGGCGTAGTCTTCGGGGTTCATGCCCATGAGCGAACAGACATGCGCCTGCTCGGCGGTCAGGCCGGCCTTTCCGGCGGCGCTGGATTTGGGCGGTGTGCTGTCGGTGCCGGTGCGCCCGGCGATGGACGGCAGGCCGGAGACGATCTTTTCGGCGGCGGCTGCATCGGCCATGTGCAACGACACGAACTCGTCGCGCTGCGCCTTCACGCCCACGCGGCCCTCGCGGATCGCGGCATCGACGAACTCTTCGGACGCGCGCCGCTTGCCGGCTGTTTCCAGCTCGTCAATGCGCGCCTGCAGCGATGTCAGCTCGTCCGAGCTTTCCGAACTCGCCGTCGTTGCCGCCTGAACGGCCACGATGATCGCGTCGGCAGTGGCCCCTTCGTCCAGCCCTGCCGCCTTGGCAATCGGGTCGAGGACGGACTGCGCGGCCATGTCGCCACCCTTGTCCGCCATCTTGGACTTCACCGCCGACAGGACCTGCTTGTCGGTGGCATCGTCATCAAGGCCAAGCATCTTGGCCAGCTCTTCTCGAAGCATCTCTGTGCTCTCCTGGTTGAGCGCGGCCAGCCCGCGCAGATTGGGCCTGTTGACCAGGCTGACTTCACGAACCGCGACGATCTCGCCCGACCGCTTGTGACGGATCACCGGGGACAGCTTGCGGTAGGATTGGGATGCGACCAGGTCGCGGCCTTCGTCCGTCCAGCGGACACGTGCCCAGATGCCATCGGCACGGGCGGCCATCTCGGTGATCCAGCCGCGCGCGGGGGCGGGCTGGCCATTCGGTGCGGCCTTGGCGATGGAATGGTCCTGGTCGATCGGGATTTCGCCGTCCGCCATGGATGCGGCGATGATCGCCTGGGCGTCCGTCACGAAATAAGGCCCGCGCCCGTCCACCGTTTCCAGCTTGCCGCTGGCGGTGGGCAGGATGTGGACCCATTCAGGCGCGGCCTGACCTTCACCCGGATCGGGCAAGGCGAGCGCGGACATGAGGGCAATGGAGCTGGCTTTTGTCATGCAGCGTTTATGGCTGCTCAGCCCGTCGCGATATATCCGATCACGTGATCTGACCTGTGTCGCAGGGCTGTCACGCCACCCTGAACCGGCTTTGACGATCCGTCAACTGGCGTCGCCCGCGCGCTCCAGAAACTCTTTGGTCGTGGCGATGATGGCGTCCCTGTCATCCGTGCCGACGCCGATGAACGGACGGGCCGGAATATCGCCCCAGGGGATGGACATGATGAAGTCGCGCCCGTTCTTGTCGCGCCCGATCCGCGCGCCGAACTGCCCGGCCTGCGCGCCGAACTGCATCACGGCCGCCTGGATCATGTTCGAGCCCCACGCAACGCTGGTCGGTGTCGGTTGCGCAAAGATCGTGGTGGACAGCGTCTTGGACGGGCCGATCAGGGGCTTGGTGCTGACGGTTTCGCCGCGCGCCTCGTAGGCGTCGAGCGTGGCCTGCGACTTCGGGGCCCAGGGAATGCCGTCCGGGGACGTGCCGACGACAAAGTTCTGCCGGGTGCTTTCGACCATCAACTCGCCGATGTCCTGCATCAGCTCGGTCTTGTCCAGAAGCCGCCGCTCCAGCTCGGCGAGGACGGCGTCGGCCTCTGCCGTGTTCAGATCGATCTTCATGCCCGAAGCCCGGTCAGGATCGCGCGGATCGCCGCGTCGGTGATCTCGCCGCCTTCGAAGCCAAGAGCGCGGGCAATCTCGGGCTGGCTCAGCCATTCGCGCAGCACCGCCATGGCCAGCTCGTCGGGCCACTGGCGGAACTTGGGGGCCAGCATGTTGATGGCCTCGGAGATGGTGCCGCCGGGCGCATAGCCCCAGCCCTTGCCGATGCCGGCAGGTTCTCCGGTGCGCGGATCGATCTTTTGCCAGTCGTCGGGCAGCGTCACACCCGGCTTGCCGCCCAGGCGCTGCGCGGCCGCCATGGACCGCGCACCCAAAACGTAACAGCTGCACCCCCAGCCGTTGGGCGGGTAGAAGACCGACCAGAAGGCGTGGTCGGACGGCAGGATCAGCCCGTCCAGCGCCAGGTGATCTTCGCGCGGATGCTCGGACCCGCCATGGCGATAGACCCACAGCGGGAAATTGCCCTTGCGCAGCTGGGCCAGACGGCCCGCCGCGTAACTGGTCTTCATGTTCGTGCGGTAGATGACCCGGGTGCGCCAGTTCTCGCCCGCCCGGGTGCCTTCGCCGGTCCAGCCGTGCCAGCCGCGCGTCTCGACGATGTCGCGGAACCGGGCGCGGAACTGGTCCAGCGTCTCCCCCTCCGAGATCGCCGCATCGACCGCGCCGCCCAGATCGGCCAGCAGATCGGCTTGCGTCGCACCGGCCACCATGAACGCGCGGTCATGCGCCGACTTCTGGATGTCATCCCAGGCGCTGGTCGGGACCAGATCGCCCAGCCGCAGCCGGAAGGCCGCGATCTGTTCGGGGAACGGCTTGCGGAACTGGCCTTCAAGCACTGTCGTCCTCCAGCGCCGCGCGGCCGCCCAGCTCGGCGGCGGCCAGACCCTGCGCAAGCTCATCGACGAAGGCGTCCGTCATCAGGTCGGGGAACGCCGCGAACAGCGCCTCGCGCATTTCCTCGAAAGACGTGGCAGAGGTGACAATCGCCTCGATCCGTGCCATAAGTCGGGACATCTCGGGCTGCATCGCGGCCGACAGGGTTTCCCCCAAAATCACGTGAGGCGCTGTATTGCCCGCTGAGGGGCCTTCCGCCTGTTCTGCGGCCACCGATCGTTCCGGAGCGAGACGGGTATTAAATGGGTATTTAACGGCGCTCTCAGGTGGCATTTCGCCCCCATTGGTCGGGTGCGATTGCATCTGCGGGTCGGATTTGCCCGCCGGGCGCAGGATTTCGTCGTTGGCCTCGGGGGCCGACAGGCCGAACTTGTCGTAGATCGGCTTGGCCGCAACCTTGAGCCCGCGATCGATGAACGGGGCCAGCGCCTCTCCGAACGCCTTGAGGTCCTCCTCCTCGGGTCGGCCGATCTTGATCTTGGGATAGACCGGCTGGTCGCCCCAGTTCAGCTTGACGAACGGGATCGCGATGTCGCGGGTCAGGATCGCGCCGAGGTCGTTGGCGTCGGCCTGCTCGATGTCCTCCTGCACCTGGCGGTGTTCCTTGCCCGACCCCAGACCGCCGGTTTCGGCATCGGTGGTCGCGGTCTGGCCCAGCACCGCCTTCGACACCTGCTTGTCGAGCCAGTCCGACCGTTTCTCGTAGTGGTCGGTCGAGGAACCGAGGTTCCCGGTCTCCACGAACTCGATCAACATGCTTTCGGGGATGATCGCCGCGCAGTCGCCGCCGATATTCGCCACCGCCCGGAAGAGCGTGTCCTGGTCTTTCTCCGACGCGCCGGCCCCGTACTTGCCCACCCGCAGCGGCTGGCCATAGGTCTGGGTAAAGATCGCCCAGTCGCGCTGGGTGTACGCCTTGAACATCCAGCCCCACATCACGGCACGCGCGATGCCCGACCGCAGGGGCAGACCCGACTTGGCCTGCATCCGGGCGTGGATGAACTTGAACGCCGGATAGGGCTGCTCCTGCCCGTTGTCGTCCAGCATCATCGGCGTCGTCAGGTCGTGACGCGCAAAGCGGAACCAGCGCGGGTCGCGCCATTCCAGCCGCTCGGGCCAGTATTGCCCCATGGACACGTCCCAGACGATTTCGGTGTGGCTGTGCCCTTTGCCGATGGCGTCGAGGATGTGGAACAGTTCGGTCTGCAGTTCCTGGCGGGCGACCCACTTGCGCAGCTCGTCGCCGATCTTGACCGCCTGGTCGCTTTCGTCGCCGTCCTCGACCGTGATCTGCAGCTGGCTGACCGACCGCCGCCGCGTGCCCAGCACGCCCAGGTAATGCAGATCTCGCTCCTCGACGGTCTCGGCCAGTTCGAAATACCGGATCGGATCGCCGATATCGGCCTCGCGCAGGATCTGGCCCAGCCGCACCGGGTTCAGCCCATCCGCCGGATAGCCCGACAGCGGCGACCGGATGCCCGTCAGGGTCGGGGCCGCGACCTCTTGCGTCAGTTCGGCCCGGCGCACCGGGTTGCCCCAGCGGTCGAGCAGTTGTGGTTTGCGGCCCATGCGGTGCCTCCTGTTACTTCGTGATGTGGCGGACAGCGCGCATCACGGCGTCTTCCATGTGGGTCATCGACAGCGAGAGGTCGCGGCTGGCCATGCGCTCGGCCTCCGGATCGGTGCCGCCGATCTCGTGAAGGAAGGCGATGAACTCGGCCCCGCGCTGCTTGACGATATCGACCTGCGCCTTCTCGGCGTCGGTCAGGACGCGGTAGTGCTGCCGGGTCGCGTTGTTGACGGTGCGGGCGTCGGAGGTGCTTTTCACAAAATCGGGCATTTCTACCTCTTCGGTTTTGGGGGTGGCGGGGCTTTGGGGGCGGCGGCGATGGGGCGGCGGTTTCCGGGTCCGGTCGATGCGCAGTCGAGAATGGCCCACGAGACAATCCACAGCCACAAGACAACGGCACCCGTGCCGGAAATGATCCAGACGAAGTCCATCACCAGCTCTCCTCGTCGCTCAGCCCTTCGCCGATCACGGCGTCCACCTCGATGCAGGCGACACGTGCATTGCTGCCGCGCAGGCTGCGGGCCATCTCGTCGGCCCCGTCCCGCGTGAAATGACAGCTCGCGTTGCCCAGTTCGTAAAAGTTCACCCAGGTCGGTCGGGTGCGGTCGAGCTCCAGCTCGTCCAGGATCGTCTCGACGTCATCTTTCTCGGCCATCACATGAACCCCCTCAAACCCGCGCCCAGCGGCGGGCGGAACCAGTTGCGGGTGTCGTCCTCCTCGGGCGGCAGGTCGGAATTGCCCGACTGCCCGCCGCGCGATACGCCCCGGTAATCGTATTCGGCATAGTCCTGGCGGCTGGCGAACCACGCCAGCGCGCAGGCCACCGCGCTGTCGCCGTGGCGGTTGAACCCGTCCGATCCCTTGAACCGGAAATCCTTGGGCACCCGGATAAGCCCGTCCACGTATTGCAGTGCCTGGTGATCGCTCAGGATGTCGGCATGTTCGGGCAGGATGATCGTCTTGTCGCCGAACGCCTCGATATAGGGCGGCATCTCCAGCTCGTACCATTGGCGCGACAGCGCCACCTCGACGATCCGGCTGCCATAGCGCTGTGCAGCGACCTCGGCGAGGTAGGCGCCGTTGCCGGTCTTGTCCATCGCGCCCTTGGTGAAGTTCGGCACCCGGTCGAGCAGGTAGAAGAGCACGTCGCGCTGCACCTCGAAGGGCATGTTGCGCAATTCGAGGATCAGCTTGCTCTCGCGGACCAGCAGCTCGGTCTCCTCGAAGATTACGATGTCGGTCACGTCACCCGAGCGGGCAAAGTCCTCGCCCACGAAATGCTTGCGGTTCTCGTTCAGGCCCTTCAACACCGGCTTCAAGTGTTCTTCACACCAGTCTTTAACCCGGCGTTTGCGCTCGTCCTCGGGCGCGTCCTTGAGCGCATCCTCGGCGGTCCAGCGCAGGAACGGGATGCCCTTGCGCATCACGCTCTCGATCTGGACGCGGGTCAGCGCCGCCCCTTCCATGTCGGACGGGATCGCGTCGAGCTCCTGTTGCATCTGCGCGGTGCGGGCCCCGTAGGACCCCCGGATCTGCGCTTCCCAGGCATCCTCGGCCTCCTGCGTCCACTCGGTGCCCTTCATCAGACAGACGCGCTTGAAGAGGCCGTTCTTCACCGCAGCCCCGAACGGGATGTGATGCACCTTGAACGGGTTCTTGCCCGCCAGCGCCTCTCGGATCAGCTCGTTGAACGGATTGAGCCGCCCGTTATGGGTCGAGATCACGCGCACCTTGCCGCCCCAGATCAGCAGGGCGTTCACCGCGTCGATCACTTGGCGGACATCCTTGTGGAACGCCGCCTCGTCGATCACCACCACACCCTGAAGACCCCGGATGTTGGCCGGGTTCGAGGACAGCGCCTCAACCCGGAACCCCGACCGGAAGGTGATCCGGAAGGCGGTGATGTCCTTCGACGTGCCGTCCTCGCGCTCGTCCTTGAAGATGAACTCCTCGATCGGGTGCAGTTCCCCGGCGATGGTCTGGGCGAACTTGGCGACATAGCCGATGAACTCGCGGCCCTTGTCCTTCGTGTCGCCGATATAGAACACGTTCTGCCCGCCCGCGCTGCGCTTGGCCGCGGCGATCAGCGTGTCGTCCAGCGCCTCGGCGAACGTGATGCCCGTGCGGCGTCCCTTCTCGGCGATCTTGAGGTCGGATGTGTCCTCCAGCCATTCCGCCTGGTGGCGCATCAGGATGCCCTCGGCCAGCGGGTCGAGATCGTCGGGCACCTCGGCCCCGCGCGGCAGGTCCTTTGGCAGCTCGTCAGGATTGCGGGAAAGAACGGCGCTAGTTTGCATGCAGATCGTCCCCGTTGCGATACCGCTCAAAGCGCAGCGTTTCGTCCTCGGCAGCGCGTTCGAGATCAGCGCACTTGGCCTTCAGTTCCCTGATCGTGCGGTCGCGTTCCTCAAGGTCAGTTGCGGCCTGACGCAGCGCGTATGCGGCGCGGCTCAGGGACTGGCGCATGTTCGCGATATTGAAACCGCGCTTCGTGATCAGGTTGGACTGCGCAATGAGGTCATTGGCGATCTGGTTCAGGCTGGCCATCAGCACGCACTCCAATAGCCATCGGTCAGCCAGCCGTGCCAGCCGCAGAGCTTCTGATCGATCGACGGTTTCAGGGTCGGGTCGGTGTCCGATCCGTTCCAGTTCCAGCTCGGGGTGGTGACCGGCTTGTGTTCCTCGCCCACGTCGATCCGGGACAGGTGACCGCAGCCGCAGGGGCACCAGAACCAGAGCGCGCGGACACGCTCGCGGGCCGGATCCTCCGACAGCCAGATGGACCCCGGCTTCTGATCGGCCCGGTGCTGGGCCCGGTCGGTGTAGACAATCGCGCGCAGGGTCATGACCGCACCCCGAGGAAGCCGGTGCGCATCCGGGCGATCACCTCGTCGCCGAGGCCCGCCTCGGTGACCACGGCCTCGAACCGTTCCTCGGCCTCGGTCTGCGCCGCCTCGCGCGCCTCCTTGGCGATCCGGGCGCGTTCATCCGCCACCAGCTTTTCGCGCATGCCGGAACTCGACATCACGTCCTTCAGCATCTTACCCAGGAAGTGCAGCTCGCGCGCATCAATCTCTTTGCCGTCCATCAGCATCTGGCTTTGCATCACCTTGAACGCGAGCGTGGTGATCATCTGGAACAGCACGTTGTGGCGCTGCGCCTCTTCCTCCAGCCCGTTGTCGTTCATCCAGTCGGCCGCCCAGGCAGAGGCCTCTTCCTGGTACTTCACGAACTCGGCATATTCCTGCCCGTAGGCATGCAGCGCCGACTTGCCGATGCGCAGCGTCTGGCCGGCCTCTTCCAGCCGCCAGTTCAGGTCCTCGGCCAGCTCCTCGTACCCGGCAAAGCCGCGCGCCTTGAGCGCGTCCTGCAGATATCGCTTCAGTTCGGCCGGGAGCAGATCGACCTTGCGGGGCGGGGGCATGGCTCAGACCCCCGGAATGTCGCGGGCGATGTTTTCGTCGCGGTCATCACGGCGGGCGATGCGCAGGCCGGACGGCGTGGCCACCGCGACGACGGTGGTCTCACCGGACAGCGTGACATAGCCCTTGGTCTCCAGCCAGCGCAGGTCCGCGACCACATCCTTGTAATAGGCCGACACGCCGTCGGGCGTGCTGTTGATCACGTGCAGCAGGATATCCGCATTCGAGGTGTAATCCTTGGACTTCTCAAGGAAGTCGAGCAGGATCGCACGGCGGATGGTGGCGAGCTTGGCTTCGTAGGCGTTCATGTGCCGTTCCTCAAATGATCGTCGTGACGCGCGACCGAGTTCTCCAGCCGCTTCATCGTTTCGGACATGCCGCCCATCGTGGCGTGGATCGCCTTCATCTCGCCGCCCATATCGGCCAGAAGCAGGCGCAGGCTGTGCACATCGTCCTTGCCAGGCATCGCTTCGAGCGCGCTTTCCAGCTTGGCCACGCGGGCGTCGATCCGGTCCATCCGGCGCGACCCTTCGGTGAAGCGCTGGTCCACGTCCTTCCGGCGGTTCACGAAGAATGCGTAGACGCAGGCGCCCACTGAAATCAGCAGCGCCAGCACATCGACAAACAGCTTGGGATCGATGCTCACAGCTCGCCCCCTTCGGGCGCTGCGACCGGGGCAATCACCTCCCACGCCTGACCGGATGCGACGAGGCAGGACAGACCCCGCGCGCTGGTGACCACGATGGACCACGTCCCGGTCGCATCAGAGGCGTAGATTTCGACCATGCTGTTGCGATTGCCCAACCCGACGCCGCGCGGGGTCTCGCCGTACCGTTCGGCCAGCCGTTCAATCACCTGCTGACGGGGCGCGCAGTTCTGTTGTGCCTGTGCCGGAGCGGCCATCAGGAACGCGCCTACCAAAAGGGTGAAAATCGGAAATAAGCGTCTCATGATGTCCTCTCTCGGGATCTGGTGGACCGCCACTCCTCGAGCGCGGCATTGGGGGGAGATGTGTCGTCCGGTGCGTCCGGATCGCCGGGCGGGGGGCGCGGCACATCCGGCAGCCCCTCGGAGGCGGCGCGGATGACCTCGCGGGTCTGGGTGTTGCGGCGGAAATGGTGCGTCTCGCGCGCGCCAAAGTAGAACGCGACCACCGCGCCAAGCAGCCACCACAGCTGTTCTGGCACCGTGTCGAACGCGCCCATCACGCTCGCGAACGTCGCGGGATCGGACCAGGCCTGATAGAAGAGCCAGAGCGTCATCAGCGCCATGACCGGGCGGGGCAGGCGGTTCAGACTGTCGACGAACCGGTCGAACCAGCCCAGGCGCTGGTGATTGAACTCGGCCGCGAACTGCGCCAGTGCCGCGGCCCGGGCCGATGCATCCAGCTGCATCCGCTTCGTCTTGTTCTCGGTGAACACCTCGGCCACGCCGGTCGCCGCCTCGGCCAGCGTCGTGACCGGGGCGGGGCCGGAAGACCCGAACCCCAGCAACTTGCCCAGCCAGCGGAACATCAGCGCCACCTCGCGGTGCGGGCGTGGTGCTCTTCCAGCGTCAGGTGATACCTGGGCGAAATGAATTCCTCGGCGCGGGTGATCCAGCCCGCCTTGCCGCCATTCTGACGGCGGGCGTACTTGCGGGACGCGGGCCGGGCATCGGCGATCCGGTAGTAATAATCCCGCCGCGCGATCCCGTAGGCATCGACCAGGAACGGCCCGGCCTCGTCCAGCGCGGCAAAGGCGGTGCGGATGGTCTGCGGCCCGATCACACCATCGACGGCGATGTCATAGCCCATCTCCACGAACAGCTGCTGAAGGATGCGGACAGCCCGGCTGGGCCCGGCATTCACCGACATGTCGAAGACGGTGGCATGCAGCGGATCGGGCAGATCGTCGATGCGGGGGCGTTCGAAATAGTGCCGGATGAAGATATCGACAGCCATGTCCATCGTCAGCGCCCGCACATCGCGCGTGTCCACATCGCCGTCGCCGTCCAGGTCGAGCCCCAGACGCCGCATCGTGTGGATCGTGACGCCGAACTTCGTGGCCCCGCCCGGATCGTCGGGGTCGTTCACATACCCGCCCTCACGGGCGACGATCTCTTCGGCGATCTGGCGGACAGATGTCATGGGGAGCCTCGCTGCTGTCACGCGACCCGAGGAGCCGGGACGCTGCGAAAGCAGCATGGCGAAATTCGTCAAACGAGATATCCGATCACGTGATCGGATGACTGGTCTTCAGAAGAGCTTCAGCTGTTTGAGATCGTTCGGGTCGTGCACATCGTTCAGGTGCCGACGGACCGTCGCTTCGGTCTGGTGCAGCTTGCGCGCAATTTTCGCGTTGGACAAGCCCCTTGATTTGAGCACGCGGGCGATCCACGCCTTGCCCAGCGGAATGTCGGCCGGAAGCCGGTCCGACACCGCCGCCAGTTTGCGCGCGATGTCCGGCCCCAGCTCCTGCGCGATCGGGTTGTTGGTCTGCACCTGCGCCCCGATGTTCAGCCGCGCGCCCCCGAAGGCCAGCAGGAACGTGACCGCGTCGTCTTCGCCCAGCGTCTCGACGAAGATCCGCAGATGGGCGGGAACGTCATTCACGGGGCTTGCGCCCCCGGCGCTTCTTGCGGCCTCGGTCGACCTCGTTCTGGGGCGCGATGGTGACGACGCTGACGCCCTCGATCCGGTAGACATAGCCGCCGGACACGACGCCGTTCGCACCCAGTTCAATACCGTCTTGAACGGTGTGCCCGATCCGGCGGCGCAGCGCCTCCACATCCATGCCCTCCACCCGTTCCAGGTAGCGGACAATCGCGTGATCCGTGACGTGGTAGAGGGGCTTTTTCATGGCAGGCGCGCCGACAGTGTGCGCAGGTGACCCCGCACCTCCGCCACGAGGGTGGCCACGTGCAGCGAATTGATCGTGGCCAGATAGCTCTGGTAGTCGCGCAGATCGGCCTCGACGCGGGCATAGGCCTCACGCGTTTCGATATCGGTGTCGGCAGGCCCATGGCTGCGCGGCTGGTCCGACAGGCCGGCAAGGTAATCGACACTGCACTCCAGCGCGATGCACAGCGCCACCAGCTTGCGGAAGTTCGGCAGGCTCTGGTTCTGGAAATAGGTCTCCAGCGTCGAAACCGGGATCTGCGACCGCTCCGCGATCTGCGGCATGGTCAGGCCGAGGGCGTCCTTGCGGGCGCGGATGCGCGTCACGAAAAGCTCGCTCATTTTCCGATCCTTTCCCAGTCAAAGTCGATCTTGGCGCGCTTGCCCCACTGGACGAGCGCGTTGACCACCGCGTCGATCTGGGCGTGATCGCGCAGCATGTCGATATCGGCGGGCACGCTCGACCAGGTGGCCTCGAACCGGGCCCGGACAAAGGCGTTCAGCCCGGCCCGGTCGGGCCGCTCCAGCGCGCCCGCCTCGCCCAGCTTCTTCCAGAGCACGTGGCAGAGACGCAGGTCGGCACGGGGCGCTGGCTTGTGTTTGGATTTGGACGGCTTCCGGTCCACAAAGCCGCTTGCGGTCAACCGGTCGATCACAAGCGTCAGATCGGCCTCGTTCATGTCCTTCATGGACGCCTTGCCCGTCGCGGCCAGCTGCAGGTCGCGGCGCGCGTCATTGTCCAGCCCAAGCTGGCGGCAGGCGACGTGGATTTTCTTCTGCAGCGCGCGGGTCATTGAAAGTACCTCGACAGCCCGTTGTCCTTCCAGTGCACCCAGCAAATCCAGAAGCCCCGGAACAGGCCGGACCCATGTTCCTTCAGCCAGAACGCATGCATCGCGCCCATGTCCTCGAACCCGTCCCGCCGTGCGAAGAGGTCCGCGCCGTGACGGTGCAGCTCCCATTTCGCCTCGCCCACGACGATCTGATCGATCCGGGTGGACCGGACATCCATCGCAATCGGCATCACCATCCGGCACACCGGATCCGGAATGATCTTCGCGCAATGCTTCGTCCGCATGCCGGTGAAGAGCTGAAGGTGCTCACCCTCGCGGGCATGGCGCTTGCGCGGCCCCCGGATGGTGCCGGTCTTCTGACCGGACTGGATCGGTGGCCCGAACTCCTTCTTGAAGCTGTAGGCGACCATCAGTCATCCTCCGGTGCGGGGAGTTGCAGAAGGGGCCGGTCGGATGCCAGCGCCTTTGGTCGGGTGCTTTTTGCCTTGGCGCGCTGCGTCTTTTTCTGCCCGGTCTGGACCTCGCCCAGCGTCTTGAGCGCGTAGGCAAGCTGGTACGGGTCTTCGGTTTCGACCGTGATGCTGATCGTCGCCTTGCCAGAGGTGTTCGACCGCGACGAAAACGACTTGAGCCGCAGCGTCGCGTCCGGGTGATCGGTCAGGTAAAACATCGCCTCACGCCTTTGCCAGGTCGATGGTCACAGCTTCCCAGCCAGCGTCGGGCTGGGGGCGGGTGTAAAAGCGGATGTAGGTCTTCGACCCGACCACCCGCATGGCATCGCGGATCGCGTCCATTGCCGAACGCCATCGCTGATCGTCGATGTCCAGCCGCAGGAGCATGAAGATCTCGGACCGGTTGATCTGGCCGGCCTTGTCGGTGTTGAACGCGCGGGTGACGATGGCCTTGATCTCGGGCCGGGCATCCGCCGCCCATTCGTTCAGGCACTGGTCGATCAGGCCCTTCGCGACCTGCAACTCGGGACCGAAGTCGATGTGATCCTGCACCTGCACCTGCACCTTCAGCTTGCCGTCATGGCTCATGAAGGTCTTGTTGCCCTTGGCCCCGCCGACGCTGGAATTGTACTCCTGCTCCAGCAGCGCCTCGAACTCGCCCAGGTCGGTGACCGTGTGGCCCTTGAACCGCTCGATCTGGTTGCTAAGCGCGACGGCGAAGCCCATGACCTTGCGGACCACCTCGTCCATCAGCAGATCCTGCGGTTTGACGGCAGAGACGGGAACCCAGCCGCCCTTGGCGTCCTGGATGAACTCGGTGCCATCGATCTCGCGCCGCCCGCTCGGGATCGGCGCCGGGGTAAAGTCAGTCGGTTGGTGTGTCATTGCTCGATGTCCTTCAGACGAGGCCTTTTTCGATGGCCAGTTCTTCCGGCAAGGTGATCGTGACCACGTCACTCTTGCCGAACTCGATTTCGATTTGTGATAGAGGAAGCCACTTTGCGTCCTTGGGATCGCCGGTGTCGGACACCAGCACCGCCTTCTCCGTTTCGCGGTGGATCACGCCCTCTATGTCGACAGGCTTCTTGCTCATACGATCTTCCCGTCTTCGATCGCGTCGGCGATCTTGCGCAGCGCGGTCACCACTTCGGTCGGATAGTTCTCGGCGGTGTCGCCAAGCTGGCCCTGTTCGATGGCGCGATCGACATCGATGTCGATCAGCGCATCGCTCAGGACGTGGACGAACTGCTCCTCATTTCCTGACAGCACGCGCGCCATCTGGCCGCGCAGCACGTCCGTTTCGAAACTGTAGTCACTGGCCATGTCAGGCTCCTCTGCAGTGGGTGGCACCATGAGCGGCAGCACAAGCCGGGCCAGCCCGTCCATCATCTGTTCGGTGTTGGAATAGGCCCCGACCGGATCGTTCAGTTCACCGGGGCGTTTCTTTTCGGCGATCACCCAGCCGCCATTGGGCATGGGGATCAGGATCAGCGGCACACGGTCTTCCGGCACGTCGCGCGACGGCCGTGTCGAGGCCATCAGGTGCGGCACCAGGTCATCGATGGCGAAAGCGCTCATGCCACGCCCTCCAACGGCTCTTTCAAGAGCCCGTTAAAATGCGCGATCAGCTCGTCCTCGCTGGGGCCGGTCACAGCCCCGCCAGTCGGGTCGAGCACCGCAAACGCCATGTAGGTCTTGTGCGCCAGGCTCATGGCAAACGCGGGCAGGCCCTCCTGCATCTCGCCCGTGGCGTTGATGACCACGTGCCACTCGTCGGTCTCACCTTCCCAGAGCGTCTGGGGCGGCATGCCCTCTTGCACGGACCAGCAGGCGATCACGGCGTAGAGGGCGGATATCGGCGGGGTTTGCGTCGGCATCTTCAACGCCTCCAGTCGCCGATTTCCAAATTGATATGCCAGCGGTGGTCCTCCGAGATGATCTTGGACACGGTATCGGCGAGAGGCGTCGCAAAATCGGCAGTCGCAATCGATTGGCGAACCTTGTTTTTGACAGTTTGCCCGTGTTCTTGAAGGTACTCTCGCACGGCCTCTTTGGTCGCTCTGCGGATCTCTTCTCCGACAAGCCATTCGATCCACGGGATGCCCTTCGCGCCAAATCGCTCTGGCTTATGCCCGTACTCGTCGACTGGCTTTTCAAACGCCGCCTGGATCATTTTTTCGATCATTTCCGGCGTGTCATTGAATGCCTCGATGATCTTTGTCTGGATCGTCGTTTTCAGTAGTTTTTCGATGTCATGGTCCATGCCTAAGATGCCTCCTTGGCTTTCGGTGTTTCAGTGACGCCCGCGGCCTCTTCCGCCGCGATCATCCGGTTCAGTTGGTCCTGCGTCGGCAGCACGCCCGAGGTCAGCAGGACCGCTGCCATCGCCAGACACTCCTCGGTGCTGACAAGGGTCGCCCCGCGGACGCCGTTCAGGTCGCACTTGGCCGCACCTGCGCGGGCCAGCCGATACATCTCGGCTGTGCTCCAGCGCGCCGCATCATCGGGCATGCCGCACCTCCTCGATCTGGCGCGGGGCTTCGGTATTCAGAAGCTTCGCCTCGATGATGTCACGGGCCAGTTCATGCGGGCTGATCCCCTTGCGCCTGGCCGCGCATTCCAGAAGCCGGTAAAGGCGCAAGCCGATGACAAGGTTCGTGGGCCGTTCGGGCGTCATGATCTGCTCGCGCGGCGGGGCCTTGAACACGGGGATGTTTTCACCGCGCCTGCGCGCATTGCACAGGATGTCGCGCACCTTCTGCGGGTCCATCCCCAGTTCGACCGCGATCTCGCGCGGCGGGGTCAGCGCTTTGGCCATTCCGATGACGGTTACCTGAAGCGTGTTCATGACCGCGCCTCGATCATCTCGCGCAGCTCGATCTCGGCCGACTGGTTGTGAATGACCAGAAGCTCGCGAAGCGCGTCCTGCGGATTGGCGCTTTTCAGCGCCATCGATGCGACCATGCGGAAATACGCCTGGCAGATCGCCACGGCTGCCAGCGGCTTGTCTGCGGCCTCCGTGGCGTGGTGACGGCCTGCATTGCGCGCCGCCGTGATCGTGGGCTTGTCAGGAAGCCCGGATATCGTCTTGGTCGAGGTCATTGGGAGCGTCCTCTGGGTTGGGGGTTTCGGTGTCGGTTTCGGCCAGGTGGACCGGGCAGGCATTGCAGGCCCGGTACATCTGCACGTACTGCGTGTTGACGTTCTGGAAGCGGCCCGCGCGGGCGCGCCACTTGCGGCAGGTCTGCTTTGGGGTCTCCCCAAGCACCGGGCAGCTGATGGTCTCCTTCATGAGCACACCGCGAACGAGGTCCTCGATCAGCACCATGTCGCCGGGGTATTTCTTGCCCAGCACCTGGCTGACCAGCGGTGCGCTGCGCTCCAGGCGCTTGGCGACCTTGTTCTGGCTGGTCTCATCACAGGCCGCCGCCAGGACATGAACCCAGTCCGGCATGTCGTTGCCCCATGCCTCGCGGGCCTTCAGAAGCGCTGCCATGGCATGTTCTCCTTGAGATTGGGAATGAAGCTCTCGGTGTTCGGGTCCAGAACACCCGCGATGCGGCGATGCACCGGCGCAGCCGGGCCGGTGTTGTTGACCAGCGCATAGACCGCTTCGCGCTTTGGCGGCTTGGCCTTCACGCGCACCGTCAGGTACCCGGCCGTCAGAAGATCGCGGCAATAGGCCTGCGCCGCCTTCACATCGACGGTGATGCCACCGGCATTGGCATGCGCGGCGATGTCCGTGGGCGAGAACTGGCTCAGAAGACGCATCGCGCGCCACATGTTGCCCTCCGGCGTCGGAACGATCGGCTGACCGTCCTGGTCCAGCGCCGGGCGCTTGTTTGGCGCATAGATCAGCCGCCCATTCTTTCCCTTGCCCGCCAGCCGGATGTGCCCCTTCCGCAACCAGCGGCGGCAATAGTCGCGCGCCGTGGCTTCGCTGATGCCCAGCTCGGCCAGCTCCAGCGTCGTGAAGCTCTCAAGCGTCTTGGCCCGTGCCCAGATCGACGTCTGAAGATCCGACGTTGCGATGCCCATCATGCTGACCTCCGGCCAAGCGGCTGCACCTTGGCAGGGGCGGGCGTTGGCGCGGTGATCGCCCGCTTGGCGACCGGCGGTTGTCCCGTGTGGAAGGACCGATCGCCCCAGAGCTCAAGATCGGCCGTCTTGCGGCCCTTGGACCGTGCCAGCTCCTGCGCATCGGCGATGTTGTGCGATATCCGCCGGGCCGCCCCGTCAGACGCCCGCACGATCTCTTCGAGCAGTTCGTCGGTGATCGTCGTGCCGGGGGCGTAGACCTT